GTGATGTCACCATACATGACAGGAATTTGAGTCAGTTTTCCTTCTCCATCTTTGTAAGAAAAATTACTAAACAATCTAATTAATTGCGTAATATATCTTCTAATTTGTCCATCGTAAAAATGTTGCATTAATTATCTGCCTTTGGTTTAAGTGCTTGTGATAAACTTTGTCTTTCTGTTACAGTTTCACCAGCAATTTGATTGGTTGCTGTGTTGTTTATAAATCCAGATTTAAATGTATTTCTTGTATCAGTATTAGTCATAGTCATTCTCACTGCGTCTTCCATCTTAACCCATCTTGTTCCATCATATCTAAATAATCTATTTGGTAATAAGTCTGTACGTAAAAAGTAATCGCCTTTGGCTTGTGTAGTAGGAAAACTTATTCCAGTACCAAATGATTCTCCATTTGGTGGTATTCCGTCTCCTATCAAATAACCATCATATCCTGATCTATCTGGTGTCTGGTTAATTCTATCTGCTAATTCATTTTGTGTACTTGCATCTAAACTTGTTATATCAGTAGTAACCAGCTCTGTTTGCCCTCTTTCATCTGTTTGCAACGTATAAAGATTTGTTGTATCATATCCTGATTTGGCTGTGTCAGCTTCTGCTTGTTGTAACACAGCATTGTTAACTTGCATCTCTGTTTCATATGTAGATAACACATCTCTAAGAGTCTGTGAAGAACCTTCTTCTGTAGGTAAATCTAGTATGTCCTTGAACTCCTGCGAGTCAACAATTTGTTTCATTTTTACCCTATACAAATGCGGATACCAACTTTGTGAAAATCCTTCACTTGCACGATTTACATCTTCAACAACATAAAATCTTTTCAGTGCAACACTAAAATCATTTAGTGCATATTCATCTTTTAGGTGTGGTATTTCTATAACATCACCTGGCATTATTTTTCTACCTAATGTTTTTACACTATAATTAATAGGTATAGTCATAAAAACTACATCATTTTGTAAGAACAATCCAAACTGACTCATATCAAAGTCTACGTCTGAAACATTGTATATTCCCCGCATAACATAGATGTCAGGATCATATTTTCTATCTCTGTTTTCTAGAAACAGCATGTCTTGTATATTGGTTTCTTTTACTGCATCGTATCTAGGCTTATCAGAAGTGGCATCTGCTAGATCCGGATTTTTAGGACCTAGGTATTTGTGAACGTGGACATCTGTACCACCAACTGTGAACATTTCAGTTATGGTTTTGTCTAGGAATTCGTAGTCTTTTCCCTTTTCGGGTTTATATAAGCTCAGTCTTGGCATAACGTAAGTATTTATCTACGCATAAATACTGTAGTCGGAGAACGTGTATGGCAACCAATATTAAAACAAAAAAACAAGAAGTTTTCAAGTATGTAGAGCTCAATCTAGGTGGAGGCATGGTAGATGTGGAGTTAGACCCAGATCATTATGAAACTGCACTAGGAGCCGCTCTAGCAAAATTTAGACAAAGATCGGACAATTCGGTTGAAGAATCTTATATGTTCTTACCAACAGTAATTGATCAAAATGAGTATACATTACCTACAGAAGTTGTAGAGGTAAGAAAATTATTTAGAAGAAGTATAGGATCAAGAACCGGTGGAGGTGACGGAGGTACATTATTTGAGCCTTTTAATCTTGCTTACACAAACACTTATCTTTTAGCTAGTTCAAATATGGGCGGACTTGCAACGTATAATGCATTTGCTGGATATCAAGAACTTGTAGGACGAATGTTTGGGTCATTTATAGAATTTAAATGGAATACTACAAGTAAAAAATTAACATTGTTACAACGTCCAAGAGCCGAAGAAGATATACTATTATATGTTTACAACTATAGACCAGATTTTGAACTTTTAGACGACTATCTTGCAAAACAATGGATAAAGGATTATACACTTGCAAAGTGTAAATTTATGCTAGGAGAAGCTAGGTCCAAATTTGCAACTATAGCCGGTCCGCAAGGTGGATCTGCATTAAACGGTGATGCTTTAAAGGCTGAAGCTATTGCTGAAATTGAAAAGTTAGAAACTGATGTATCAACACAAGTTGGTGGTGGCGTAGGATACGGGTTCACAATCGGTTAAAAAATCACTTGACAACCTTTGTATAATATCCTATAATAATTACATTATACAAGGATGAACTATGATTATCGGTATATGCGGGTTAATTGGTAGTGGCAAAGGTACTGTTGCTGACGTACTAGTTGACGAACATAAATTTACAAAAATATCATTTGCAGATAAGCTGAAAGATGCAGTATCTGTACTATTTGGCTGGGATAGAGATATGCTAGAAGGAGATACATCTGAGAGCAGATATTGGCGCGAACAAGAAGACAGTTTTTGGACTAAAGAAACAGGTCGTAAGGTGACTCCTAGATCTGTATTACAAGAGTTTGGAACTGATTGTATGCGTAATGGATTTTTTGATGGAGTATGGGTAAGTTTTGTAAAGAAAGAAATAATTGAAAATCCAGACAAAAATTTTGTTATTCCCGATGTACGATTTATTAATGAAATTGAAATTATTAAAAGTTTAAAGGGCAAAGTATGGTGTGTGAAAAGAGGTCCTGATCCGCTTTGGTTTAGACAATATCAAGACCTAGGTGTAGAACCAACTGATGTACATCCAAGTGAATGGAGATGGGCATCTGCTTCTTTTGACTTCAATATCTATAATGAAGGAACAAAAGATGATCTTAAAAATCAGGTACAAGGTCGCCTTGCTTCCACTTTACTCCACGCTTCTGCAGAAGCCGTTGGCAATTAGCACAAATTGTTTTAAGATTAGCAAAACTGGTATTAGTTAAATTACCGTCGATATGGTATACGTTGTACTGTTCGGGCTGTCCCTTAAATCCACATTTCTCACACTCTTGTTTTATGCGGTAGCCTGCTTTGTACCAAGTAGGTATACCATGACTCTTACCGTGGTGTAAACAAGTTTCGCATTGTTTCCTGTAATAGGTTTTATTTGCCTTTTTATAGTTTATCGCGGCAGGTCTTTGTTTGCAATATTCACATAAAGGACGCATATCGTATTTAGCATACCTTTTTACCCCCTTTTAATGGTATTTTTTCCAGGGTGATTTTTAAAAATCGTATAAATACTTTTAACAGTTGTTAATATACAGGAGAACATAAATGGCTAATTTAGTATCACCAGGTGTACAAGTAAGTGTAATCGACGAAAGTTTTTACACTCCGGCTGAACCTGGAACAACGCCTATGATTTTCGTTGTCTCTGCACAAGACAAGACAAACGGAGCAGGCACGGCAACAGCGGCAGGAACTACCAAAGCGAAAGCGGGTACTCCATACTTAATCACATCACAAAGAGATTTAACAGAAACTTTTGGAGATCCGGTCTTCAAAACAGATACAAGCAATAATCCAATCAATGGCGGTGAGCTTAACGAATATGGATTACAAGCGGCATATTCATATCTAGGCGTAAGCAACAGAGCATTTGTTGTTAGAGCAGATATAGACTTAAATGAAATAGAGCCAAGTGCAAATGCACCAGCGGCGGCTCCAGCAAATGGCACATATTGGTTTGACACAGCCGTAACAAAATACGGTTTATTTCAGTGGAACGGAAACGCGGCAACTGTTACTGGTGGACAATCATTTACAAATAAGGTTCCGACTGTAATTACATCAAATACACAACTTGTTGGTGAATCTAATACAGGATTTCCAAAAGGATCAGTAGGACAAATTGGCGATTATGCTGTAGTTACTACAACAACTGTTAACAAGATATACTACAAAAATAAATCAGGTACATGGGTAAAAGTTGGTACACAGGCTTGGGTAGCTAGTTGGCCAACTATACAAGGTTCAGCGGCAAATCCAACATTAAGTAATGGGCAAACAATCATTATTAATGGAACTACTGTAACAATTTCAGGCACAACTGTTTCAGCAATGGAAACAGCAATTGATAGTGCAGGAATAACTGGTATTACTTCAGCTGTTGTTGACGGAAAGTTAGAAATTTACAGTAATGGTACATCAACAACTGATGGTTCAACTGATGAAGATGGTGCTATACAAATAAGTGCTGGTGCATCAGGAACATTACTTGCTGACTTAGGTATTACAGCAGGTACTTATTATGCTCCACAGTTTGTAATTCAACCTCATACACAGGTTCCAGAATTTAAAACTGCTGACACTAAATCAAGACCAACTGGTTCTGTTTGGTTAAAAACAACAGAAGCAAATCTTGGTGCAAATTATAGTGTTAAAAAATATAACAGCACAACAAAATTATGGGCTACACAACCTGCTCCATTGTATAAAACACACAATTCAGCTTTGTACAATTTAGATAAATCAGGTGGCGGTATAAACTTAACTTTAGGCCAAGTTTATATTCAAGCGAATACTACCTTAGCAGGTGATGAAGAAGGCGACTTTACATTGTTTGCAAGAAATGCCACAGGTGCAACTACTATTACGTCCTCGGCTGTAACAGCAAGTTCAATTGCGGCAGGAGCCAAAACATTTACAATGGCAGAAAGCATTGTAGGACAAGAGGCTATGAACCCACATCAGACTGTATCATTTACAGCCACTGGTGCAACAACAGATGCAGACGTAATTGCAGATGCAATTAATGCCAAAGGTTTTACAAATATTGTTGCTACAGTAGACGCAAGTAACAGAGTTGTAATTTCACATAATGACAGTGGTGAAATTAGAATTAAGGATACATCAAATGCATTACAAAACATTGGTTTTTCAGCATATAACTATACTACAAAGTTAGGTACTGCAAATCTTTACACAGCACCAACTGGTGATAGTGCATCAGATTTCCATGTTTCAAACTGGAAGATCCTAACATACACAGCAGGAGCAAATGCACCAACTGCCTTAACAGAAAATGGTAGATTATGGTATAGTTCACTTGTAGACGAAGTTGATATTCTTGTACATAATGGAACTACTTGGAAGGGTTATCAAAATGTTTACTCTACAACAGATCCAGAAGGTCCAATTGTTAGTGCAACTGAGCCTACTCAACAATCAGATACAACTCCGTTGGTGACAGGTGATATTTGGATTAGTACAGCAGACTTAGAAGCGTATCCGCAAGTACACAGATACAATTCAGACTTAGGTAAATGGATCGCATTAGATGAAGGTGATCAAACTACTGAAGACGGTATACTATTTGCTGATGCAAGATTTGGTACAAGTGGTGGTACTGCAACAGCGGCACCGTCCGGAACAATCAAAGAAATGTTAGTGAGTGATCACTTAGATACAGATTGTCCAGATCCAGCTTTATATCCAAAAGGTATGTTGCTTTGGAACTTACGTAGAAGTGGATTTAATGTTAAGAAATTTGTACGTAATCATGTTGTAACAACAGATAAAAATGTTAGAATGGGCGATGAAAGCCAAGTTAACTACTATCCACATAGATGGGTAACTGAATCAGCTAATCAAACAGATGGATCAGGTTCATTTGGTAGAAAAGCCCAAAGAAAAGTTATCATACAAGCACTTCAGGCAATGGTAAACAGCAACCAAGACATTAGAGATGATGAGTCAAGACTGTTCAACTTAATGGCTTGCCCAGGTTATCCTGAATTGATCGGTGAAATGAATTCACTTAATAATGATAGAGGCTTAACAGCATTTATCGTTGGCGATTCACCGTTTAGATTAACTTCAGATGCAACTACTTTAAACAACTGGGGTAAAAACGTTAACCTTGCAGTAGAAGATAATGATAACGGACTTGTAACAAGCAGTGAGTATTTAGGTGTATTTTATCCAAGTTTATTTACAAGCGATAATGCAGGTAAAAATATTATTGTTCCACCAAGTCACGCAATACTAAGAACTATTGCATTAAGTGATCAAGTTTCGTTTCCATGGTTTGCGCCAGCAGGAACAAGACGTGGTGGTATTACAAACGCTACAGCTTCAGGATTTATTGATTCAGAAGGCGAATTTAAATCAATAGCATTAAATGAAGGACAGCGTGATACTCTACAACAAGTTAATGTAAACCCAATAACATTCTTAACAGGTGCAGGTTTAGTAAACTTTGGTCAGAAAACTAGGGCCGCAAACGCAAGTGCTTTAGATAGAATCAATGTTGCACGTTTAGTTGTGTATCTAAGATCACAACTTAAAAAACTTGCTAAACCATATATCTTTGAACCAAATGATAAAATCACACGTGATGAAATCAAAGCTCAAACTGATAGTTTGATGCTTGAATTGGTATCTCAAAGAGCATTGTATGACTTCTTAGTAGTTTGTGACGAGTCAAACAATACACCAGCGAGAATAGATAGAAATGAACTGTATTTGGACATTGCAATAGAACCAGTTAAAGCTGTGGAATTTATATACATTCCATTGAGGCTTAAAAATACTGGGGAAATAGCAGGACTCTAAACGGATAAATAAAAGTAATAGGAGCATATAGATGGCAATTTCAACACTTTCAAGATTAACAGTACCACTGGACAGTAACGCAAGTGCATCCAACCAAGGGCTGTTGATGCCAAAGCTACAATACCGTTTTAGGGTATCGTTAGAAAACTTTGGAACATCCAGTCCAACAACAGAGCTTACAAAACAAGTCATTGATACAACAAGACCAAACGTAACATTTGATCAAATGACAGTTGACATATATAACTCAAGAGTTTATCTTGCTGGTAAACACACTTGGGAACCAATCACAATTAACTTACGTGAAGATGTCAGTAACAACGTTCAAAAATTAGTTGGTGAACAACTACAGAAACAATTTGATTTCTTTGAACAGTCAGGTGCGGCTTCTGGTAGTGATTACAAATTCGTTACTAGAATTGAAATACTTGATGGTGGAAACGGAGCAAATGCGGCTAATGTATTAGAAACATATGAATTGTATGGTTGTTACGTAGAAAATGCTAACTACAACACACTAAACTATGCAACTTCAGAGCCTGTTACAGTAACTTTATCCATTAGATACGACAACGCAATACAAACTCCGCAAGGAACAGGAATTGGTACAGCAGTTGGCAGAACTATTAATACTGCAATTACTGGTGGTGGTTCTACATAAGATTTTTAGCAATTATAAATTAATAAAAAAGGGCCTCCAGGGGTCCTTTTTTTATGACCTAATTAAATACCCACATAATAGAATAGGCTAAATATTAATATGAGCTTTTTGAATGGATTTTTAGATAATGTATTTTCTGGGGCACTAAACCCCAAAGGTAATCTTGCAGATTATCAACATGGAGCAAGACTGTATGTTGACGATAGTCATAGATTATCTCCTAAGGTAAAATTTCTTTACCATGTGTCTTTCAACATAAATTCACAAGCCGCAAGTATTATTCCACAATTAACACAAAAACATAGCAACGAACTTAATATGTTGGTTAAAAGTGTTCAGTTACCTGCTTACAATATTCAAACTGATGTAAAGCATCAATACAATAGGAAACGTGTAATACAAAAAAGAATAGATTATCAACCAATTAATATTGTTTTTCATGATGATAACTTTGGTGTTACTACTGCAATGTGGGAAGCATACTATAGATATTATTATAGAGATGGTAACTATACAGCCGTCCAGCCAGACGGTTCACCAGATCCAACAAAAAAACAATTTAAAAATCCAACACAATTTAATAGAGGATCAGCTTTTGCTCAGAAGCAATATAGATACGGTTTTGATAATGATAGCTTAGAACCTTTTTTCAACAGCATCGTCATATATCAAATGTCGCGTAAAAAATATACAGCTATGACATTGGTAAATCCTATAATTGCAAGTTGGACGCATGACACAATGGATAATAGTGTAAGTGATCCGGTATCCAATAGTATGTCTGTAGAATATGAGACTGTTCACTATAGTAGGGGAGCGATAGGCAAAGGCGGACCCAAAGGATTTGCTGAAGAACATTATGACAAAACTCCTAGTCCTAATTCCTTATTAGGTGGTGGTGCTTCTAGTTTATTAGGCGTCGGAGGAGTACTTGCAGGAGGATTTGGAGTTATAGATGATATTACAGGCGGTAATGTAAGTTTTGGTACAGTATTAAAAGCCGCAAATACGATACAAAATGCAGGCAACTTATCAAGTTCTGGAATAGGTGGAGAACTTCTAGGTGAAGGAATATCTGCAATAGGTAGAACAACTGGTATAGATGTAAGCGGAGTTTCAAATGTTGCTTTTCCTAAAGGCGCCGGCGGAGGTAGTACAACCACAGTAGCCGCGGCGGCGGCTCTAGTTGCAGGTGCAAATTTTTTGACTAATTCAGGAAGTAGCGGAGCACAAACTTCCAGTACAGCGTCTACAACAAATAACCCAAGTGGACCTGCTCCAGGAATGTTAGCAGAGGAGTAAAAAATGGTACAACTTAATATCCCTCAAAAACCAGATACAGGAAGTGGTGATAAGGTAAAAAGATATTTCAACACATATTACGGATACCAATTAGAATTTCCTAGCAACGATGTTGATGCTGTAATAGGTTTTTTAATAAACAAAGGTTTCGATACAGTCGCCGCTCAGTCTACGGGATCAGTCCTATTGCAACAAGCGAAGATAGATGGCATCAAAGTATTTGAACTTTTAGATACTCTAAAAAGTTTAGACAAATTACAGTTGAGTTACACAGTGGCACAAGTCTTGAATTTTAACAGACAAAAAACTAGCACACTAGGCTTTCGAGTAGAAAACACAGATACTCCGTTAGAAGCAAGAAACATCATGGGGTAATACCATGGCAAAACAATTTGCTCAAGGAAAATACACCTTAAAAAATCCAACAAAATACGTAGGCAGAAGAACACCAACATATAGAAGTAGTTGGGAATTTGCTTTCATGAAGTTTTGCGATGAAAATCCATCTATACAAGCATGGGCAAGTGAGGCAGTAAAGATTCCATATAGAAATCCATTAACTGGCAAAGCAACAATTTATGTGCCTGATTTTTTCATACAATATAAGACAAAAAAAGGAAAAAATATGGTTGAACTTATAGAAGTAAAACCAGATAATCAAACAATGAAAGAAAACCTTGGCAAATCTCGTCATAATCAATTGCATTATGTATTAAATCAAGCAAAATGGGAGGCGGCAAGTAAGTATGCAAAATCCAAAGGAATCAAATTCAGAGTAATTACAGAAAAGGATATGTTCCATCAAGGTAAACGATAAATAATACTAGCAATTAAGTGAGTATATAATGACCAAAAAATTAGAAGAAATTCTTGATCTTCCTGATTCAAAAGAAATTATAAAGCAAGATAAAGAAAAAGAAAAACATAATGCAATACAGCAACAAAACGAAACATTGCGTGACATTGCAGAAATGGATAAAATCACTAGTGCATTGCCGGCTGTAAAAGGATTAGGCGAGATGGCTGATACCGAGCTAAATGAAGTAGCTTCGAAAGCCATGGATGCATATGACGATTTAATGGATTTAGGCATGAATGTAGAATCTAGATACTCAGGCAGGGTATTTGAGGTAGCTGGAGGTATGCTCAAAACCAGTCTCGATGCCAAGGTTGCTAAGATAGATAAAAAATTAAAGATGGTAGAACTACAATTACGTAAAGAAAAACAAGATAAGGACGGTAAAATTGATGGTGAAAGCATTGTACAAGGTGAAGGTTACATTGTAACTGACCGCAATAGTTTGTTAGAAAAACTAAAGAATATGGATAAATAATTTATAAGGACGGTAATATGTTTGAAAAATATCTAAACGAAGCAAAAAAAGTATATGAATTTAAGATCGGAGTAGCTGGAGATCTTCCAGAAGGCTTTGCTGATGATCTAGAGCAATGTTTACAAAGATTTAGCGTTGCATCAATGGGTGCAGGCAAGAAAACTCCTATTCAAGAGAGACCGTTAGATTTTCCAAAAAAGACCAATTGTGAAGTAACATATTGGGAGACAGGTTTAAACTATCCAACTACACCACAAGTTTTAGAAGAATATATTGCACAATGTTGTATGTGTGAAAGATCAGACATTCTAGTAAGAACAAAAGAAGATATTAGACATGAGTACCAAGATACAAAAGAAGAAAATCCATATCAATCAAAACTAGAAACTGAAGACATGGGTCAACAAGATCCAGATGCACAGAAACAAATGGGTAATGAAAGAGTAATGGAACTTCTTAAAGAGTTGGAAACTACTAGAAAAGAAAAAACTAATGATCCTATCGCAGATGTTAAACCAGGCGAAACTAAAGATATAAGCGATAACATTGGTACAACATCACCTATAGGGAGCAAATAATGAATGATAAAGAACTAATACAAAAACTTACTGACATTCAAACTGAAGAGCAGTCTAAAAAACAAAAAATTAATGAAGCGGCCAGCATGAATATCTCAATGACAGGAGATGATGCAGGTCAAGTTGGACAATTAATGGCAATCATGCGTAACGCAGGAATGGATGCAAAACCAGTCGCGGCTGATATGCCTATGCCAATGAGAACTGACATAGATAAATTTAGAGCGGCAGTAAATGATAATCCAGCTATACCAGGAAGAGATGATGTTGCCGGCGATCAAGACTTACAAGCAGGCAATGTAGGATCAGCTATCGGTGGAGCAATCGGTAGAGGTATTACAGGCGGACCAATTGGATCAGCACTAGGTAGTTATGCAGGCGGCGGCGGACTAGGCGGAGCGGCAGGCTCGGCACTAGGCGGAATGGCGGCAGGCCCAATAGGCTCAGCCATTGGTGGTTACCTAGGTAGTAAGCTAACAAGTGATGCAGAAGACAATCCAGATATTCCAGGTAAAGACGATGTTGCAGGTGACCAGGATCTAAAAGCAGGTGCTTTAGGAGCCTTAGCTGGAAGTTTAGCAGGTGGTGCCGCAGGACAAGTTTTAGGAAAAGGTGTAGGTGATACATTAGGTACAGCTATTGGCGGTGCTATGAGTGGTATGGGAGATACTGCTGGACAGATAGGTACAGCAATTGGTAAAGCTCTTCCATCTGTAGGTGGCGCGGCTGTAGGTGGTATGGTTGGTGATAAACTAACTGGCGAGGCAGATGGCGATTATGCAAATTCACCAGAAGAAAGATATGCACCATATACTGACATGACAAACCCTCCAAGTAATGATTTAAACAAAGCTAAAAAATCATATCCAAAAGTGGCAGGTGGAGATAATCCAATGGCACTTGCAGACAAGATTAAAGAAGAACTATCTTCTCTTTATAAAGAATACAAGTAATCATTCCTCCCAAATAGGCTCTTCGGAGCCTATTTTTTTGAGTAAATACTGACACTATGGTAAAGAGTTTAGATGGCGTTTTAACAAAAAAAGCCAATACACGAGAAAGTTTTACAGAAGATCAGATCGCAGACTTAAAAGCCTGTGCAAATCCTGATACAGGATATCTGTATTTTTGCAACAAATTTTTTAATATACAACATCCTGTAGAAGGAAAAATGTTGTTCAAACCTTTTGATTATCAAGAAAGGTTGTTGGAAAGTTACCATAATCATAGATTTAATATAAACATGTTACCAAGACAGAGTGGTAAAACAACTACTGCCGCAGGTTACCTTTTATGGTTCGCAATGTTTCATCCTGACCAAACTATATTAATTGCCGCACACAAATATACAGGTGCTCAAGAGATAATGCAAAGAGTAAGATATGGCTATGAACTTTGTCCTGACTTTATCAGAGCAGGTGTTACTAACTATAACAAAGGTTCAATGGAGTTTGAAAACGGAAGCAGAATAGTAAGTGCAACCACAACAGGCAATACTGGTAGAGGTATGTCTATTTCACTACTTTACTGTGATGAGTTTGCATTTGTGCAACCTACTATTGCTGATGAATTTTGGACTTCTATATCTCCTACACTAGCAACAGGTGGTCGTGCAATTATAACAAGCACACCCAACTCAGACGAAGATACATTTGCAGTAATATGGAAAGAAAGTCAAAACAAGTTTGATGTGAATGGTAATGAACAAACAGTAGGTATAAATGGCTTTCATGGTTTTACAGCGAAATGGGACGAACATCCAGATAGAGATGAAAAATGGAAAGAAGTAGAACTAGGCAGAATAGGTGAAGAAAGATTTAGACGTGAGTATGGCTGTGAGTTTCTCGTTTATGACGAAACACTTATTAATAGTATAAAACTATCTAGTATGGAAGGTAAAGATCCTGAGATGAACATGGGTCAGACACGTTGGTATTCAAAATTGAAATCTACAGAAAGTTATGTTGTGGCATTAGATCCTAGTATGGGTACTGGAGGAGATTATGCGGCTATACAAGTTTATGAGATTCCTGCATACAAACAAGTTGCAGAATGGAGACACAACGAAACTCCTATTCCAGCACAAATTAAAATAATGAAGGATATCACAACTTATATACAACAACAATGCGGTGAGGTTAATAACATCTATTGGAGTGTAGAAAACAATGCAATAGGTGAAGCGGCATTAATAGTCATAAACGACTTTGGGGAAGAAAATATACCAGGACTTTTTATTAGTGAACCTATTAGGAAAGGACATGTTAGAAAGTTCAGAAAAGGATTTAACACTACTCATGGTACCAAAATAACTGCTTGTAGTAGACTAAAAACAATGGTAGAAAATGATCAACTAAAGTTAAGAAGCAAAGCATTAATAACAGAACTTAAGAACTTTGTTGCTACAGGCACTAGTTTTAGGGCAAAAGTAGGACAAACAGACGATCTTATTAGTGCAACGTTACTGGCCTTGCGTATGATGAATGTGTTAAAAGACTGGGATCCTAGGATATATAATACATTTACACAGGCAGAAGGAGATGATCCTATACAACCGCCTATGCCTATCTATGTTACAGGCGGTTTAGGATAAATATTAGTATGAAAAACCTTGATTCTATTGCAAATGAACTATTCAACAAAATTAGGGGCAGATATCCCTCTATTACTGTTGGCGATGGTGATGCAACCATAACAAATGCACCAAAAGAAGGAAGATTTTTTGAATTTGATTTTGCAAAAGGAAAGAAAGTTAGCATCAGTCTTGATGAAAAAGATTTAACAGTGATGTTTAGCCAAAAACTATTTGATTCAGAGGATAGTTCAAGCAAAAGCAACTGGTTTGATTTTTTGAAGGAATTAAGACAGTTTGCTAAGAAAAGAATGTTAAATTTTGACACAAGAGACATAACGAAGTCTAACCTTGATAAAAGAGATTATCAATATCTAAGCACGGAGAAGCAAATGAGCGAATCGAAACTATACGGAACAAGCAGAACCAGTTTCCAAGACATTGGTTCAGCAAGGATGGTAATAAAACATAACCAGCCTATCAACCAAGAACAACCAGCAGGTAGAACTAGAGACATTGCTGGTATATACATTGAAAGTCAAGCAGGAGAAAGATTTAAATATCCAGTACGACACATGAATGGTGCAAGAGCAATGGCAATGCACGTATCAGAAGGTGGTAATCCTTATGACGACTTTGGCAAACACATTGTTGGACTTTCAGAAGAACTTTCTAAACTACGCAAATTCAAAACATACATGAATCGCTCAAATGTAATGGCTGAAGGACTTGCAGGTTATATGGAGGTTGTTAATGAAAGAATAGAGGCCGTTAAGAAAACGGCACATGCGTTACAGTCAAAAGCAAAATACCAAGAAGCATTCGAAAACTTCGACAAAACCGTGCTTGAAGAAGTTCCAGAAGATGTAACTAATTCTTGGATTGACGAACTTACTATTAAACAATTTAACGAAGATCTAAAAGACGTATTTCCTTACATCTATAGATTAGTAAGTGAAGCAAACAAGGTAAAAGATCTTGGTCCAGAAGATTTGATAGGCGAAGGATTTGATCCTGAAGAGTTTAAAGGTAAGATTGAAGGATTTGAAGTATCAGGAGATGATGGTGAAGTAGAAGGAGCCGACATCCATTATACTGCCAAAATAGTAAATGGCAAGCCAGTAGTAGATGTAAAATCAATTGAAGTACACGCATACGGTAATAATCCAAGTAGTAAATTAGGATATGACGTGGAAAATGATACAGATATGATTATGAACTATGGTGGTGTAGACGCTGAAGAAATACTACGTTCAGCTCAAGAAGATGCTGAAGAAGAATGGAATAATAGAGACAACAAATATGCCCATGGTGAAGGTGTTGAAACTGAAGGTAAGGTAAAAGGCATGGTCATGGACATGGAAGACGATGCGGCTGATATGTCAAGAGACGAATTCATTGAAAAATATGGAAGAGGTTATGCTGATATTTGGGACAAGGTAAATGACGAAGATTACATGGACCCGGATTACATGTCTCCAGAAAGATATGATTTTGAACCACAAGCAGATGCCATTGTAAATGGTGCAGACTTTAATCAAGATGCTCCTATGACAGAATACGAAAGAGCATTTGAAGACTTTAAGATGGCGGCGGCCAATGCGGCGGCAAAGGGTGAAAAAGACTTTGAATATCCTGCAGGTTCAGGAAAAAAACATCCTACCAAAATGGACAAAGCAACAGCGGCGAAACTGTTAGCTGATAGCCAAACTAATGAAGAAAGTTTATCAGAAGAACAGCTCAATGAGTTCGTTCAGTTCTTAGTACCGGCACTGGTTGCAGGTGCAAGAGTAGTTGGTCCAAGATTGTTACCAGCGGCAAAAAAAGGTGCACAAATGATTGGTAAACTTGTAGGCGGCGGAGCAAAAGTGGCCGCAAGAAATCCAATTAAAACAGGCGCTGGTGCAGTAGCGGCGGCTAATCCTACAGCAACAATGGATTTGGCCAAAGGTGCAGTGGATACAGTAAAAACAGTTGGTGCATTACCTGGACAAGCAAAAGAACTAGTATCGCAGATAGGACAAAACGTGTCCGCGGCTGGCGATAAAGTGATACAGACAGCAGATGATTTAAAAGCAATGGCGGCAGGTACTTTGGATAATTTACCAACAATGGATAAAATTGCTGGAATTGCCAAACAGTATGCTTTACCGGCGGCAGTTGTAATGGCAATATTGTATGGCGGATACAAAGTTGTAGATTCAATTTTTGGTAAAGATGAAAAAGAAGCTAGTGACGATGATGCTGATACAATAGATTTGAGTCCAAAAGGTGCAGGCGACGAGATGAAACAAAAGAACGAGATTCCTGTAGAAGAGTTTGTGAAAAGTATGTACGATTACACTCATAACGCTTTTCCAAAAGGAGAGACAGCAGTTCTTACATCTGTGCAAAAAGAATATGGTGACGAGGCAGTAGACGAAGCAGGCCAAGTCATACAAGAACTTTTAGCAGGTCGCGATAGAGAAATGGCTAGAATTCAGCAACTTGCTGGCGTAAGATAGCCAAAATCCACAAATAAAGCAAAAAACTACTTGACATTATAAATAATATCATGTACAATGTATATTGTTGTGCATGTTTTTTAGGCACAAAGCTATAAGGCAAAAATTTAAGGAGGCATATTATGGCAACATTAGCAGAGATCAGAGCTAAACTGAAAGAACAAGAATCACGCACAGGTGGTTCAAAAAGCTCCGGCGGGGACAACGCAATTTTTCCATTCTGGAATATGACAGAAGGCCAAACTACTACAGTTAGGTTTTTACCAGATGGAGACGAATCCAACACATTTTTCTGGAAAGAACGTTTGATGATCAAACTTCCGTTTGCAGGTATCAAAGGTGAAACTGATTCACGACCTGTACAGGTACAAGTTCCTTGTATGGAAATGTATGGAGATAGCTGTGAAATTCTTAACGAAGTTCGTGGTTGGTTTAAGGATCCAAGTCTTGAAGACATGGGTCGTAAATATTGGAAGAAAAGATCTTATATCTTTCAAGGGTTTGTAACTGACAATGCATTAAGCGAAGATACAACACCTGAAAATCCAATTCGTAGGTTCATTATTGGACCACAAATTTTCCAAATTATCAAGTCCGCATTGATGGATCCTGATATGGAAGAACTGCCAACAGATTATACTGCTGGTGTTGATTTCCGTCTTACAAAAACTTCTAAAGGCGGTTATGCAGATTACTCAACTTCAAGTTGGGCAAGACGTGAACGTCCTTTAAGTGATACAGAAATGAAAGCCATTGAATCAAATGGTCTGTTTAACTTAAATGATTTCCTTCCTAAAAAGCCAAGCGATGTTGAAGTCAAAGTGATGAAAGAAATGTTTGAAGCAAGTGTTGATGGTGAAGCATACGATCAAGACAAGTTCGGACAGTACTTCCGTCCAGCTGGCATGTCAGCACGTACAGGCGATCCTAATGCAAGTAAGGATACTGCTCCGGCACCTAGTGCTCCAAAGGTGGATACTTCCCCAAAGCAGGAAGAAGCTCCTAAGGTAGAAGAGCCTAAGGTAGAAGCAACGCCAAGTACAAGTGGAAAAGCTGAAGACATTCTTTCCATGATAAGGCAAAGACAACAAAACTAAAAATATATACTAGTGGGGTTAACCCCCCACTAGGCTATTTAAGGAGGCATTATGGCGAAAACTTTTGATCCTACAAAGTTTAGGACACAACTAACAAAATCCATTACAGGCATGAGTGCAGGATTCAATGATCCGACTGATTGGATTTCTACAGGTAACTATGCACTCAATTATCTTATTAGTGGCGACTTTCACAAAGGTGTGCCAATGGGTAAGGTAACTGTTTTTGCAGGTGAATCAGGTGCAGGTAAAAGTTATATCTGTGCAGGTAACATTGTAAAGGCGGCACAAGATCAAGGTATCTTTGTTGTATTAATTGATTCAGAGAATGCATTAGATGAAAGCTGGTTACATGCATTAGAAGTTGATACAAGCGAAGAAAAATTACTTAAACTTAACATGTCAATGATTGACGATGTAGCAAAAACAGTTTCTACATTTATGACAGACTATAAAGCGATGCCCGAAGAGGATCGTCCTAAAGTGTTGTTTGTTATTGATAGTTTGGGTATGTTACTTACACCTACAGTC